AGAATTTATTTCTTATGCTGACCCAACAAGACCTTCTGTCAACATTGGTGCTTTTACTGGAATAGGATTAGGATGTAGATTTTTTCCATCCGAAGGTGTTGCACATAATCCTAAAGCTTGTACAAATTATGCATTTGGTAATTTAGGACCAAGAAACGAAATATTCAACAATATTGCAATTCCACCAAAGGTCCAAACTAAAGGAGATATCAACATTGGTTCTGATGTTTGGTTTGGTGAATCCGTTACTGTCATGTCTGGTGTTACTGTTGGTCATGGTGCAGTTGTTGCCACAAACTCTCATGTATTTAAAGATATTGAACCTTATGCAATATATGGTGGTAATCCAGCAAAATTAATAAAATTCCGTTTCGATAAAGAAATCATTGATGCTTTTTTAGAGATGAAATGGTGGGATTTACCTGATGAGATGATTAATAAAATTTTGCCATTGTTGCAACAAGAACCTACTATGGACATTATAAATCAAATGAATCAAATAATCAAAGGCGGAAACTAATGGCTTCATTAGGAATTTATCATTGGAATAAAGATAATAAATCTGGACTAGAGGCATCAATTGCTTCTTTCCGTAAATACAATCCAAGTATTCCTTATTTTCTGGCTTGTGATGCCTCTGGTGGTTCACAATATGATATCTGTAAAAAGTATAATGTAAATTATCTTCATGCAGATTTTGACTTAGGTTATCCTTCTCCTCATTGGGGATTTGATAAATTACGTGTGTATAATTTTCTCAAACGGATGATGATGGCTGCCATATGTATGGGTACCACACATTTTATGATATCCGAAGACGATGTTATTTGTTTGAATGAAATTCAATTTGATGAAAGTTGGGAAATTTCATCCTATGATATTACTGTAGGTAATTATATTAATCAGGAAGTATTAGATGTGTGTGAAAGAATCTCTGGTGTCAAACCAGACAGAACACAATACGGTGCTGGTGCTGGTACAATTATGAAAACTTCTACATTCATACAGAACTTTTATAAAGTTGTTGAATTCTTAGATAAAGATTTTGATAGATTACACCAGAATCAACCACAACTAGGATGGAATGATTGTTTCCTACAAGTATACTTCTTCCTGTGTGGTGCTAAATATAGTGTGAATCCAAGATTACACAATATTTTTCCAGAGAATCCAAATCTGGATTTAAATGAAATGAAGAACCATTACGACATGGTTCACAATTATAAAAATTTTTATGAGGGTAGATAATGGACTTAACTGAAATTAAAAGATGTTTGGCTTGTGATTCGGACCAATTAGTTCCGGTACTTGACTTAAATGACCAGCCGTTGGCTAATTCTTACAAAAAGAATAAAGATGACCACGAAGATTCATACCCATTAAAAATTCAAAGGTGTGAAAATTGTTATCATGTACAGTTGACTCACGCTGTTAATCCAGACCTAATCTATAAAAACTACCTGTATGTGAGTGGAACTACCAGTACCTATGTTGAATATATGGATTGGTTTGCTGATTTCTGCCTTGAGAAGTATGGTAGAATCACACCATTCACAGTATTGGATATTGGTTGTAATGACGGTTCACAGTTGAATAAATTCAAAGCCCGTGGTATTAAAACATATGGTGTTGACCCAGCTGAGAATTTACATAGATTATCTTCTGCCAACCATGAAGTTGTGTGTGGATATTTTGACGAGACTTATTCAAATAAAGCCGATATCATTGTTTGTCAGAATGCTTTTGCTCATAATCCCAATCCAGTTGAGTTTTTAAAGAACTGTAAAAAGAATTTAGAACATTCGGGATTAATTTTTATTCAAACATCTCAAGCGGATATGATTTTGAATAATGAATTTGATACAATCTACCACGAACACATTTCATTCTATAACATTCATTCGATGAAGTTATTGTGTAGAAGAGCAGGGTTGAACCTGATTGATGTGGTGAAAACACCCATCCACGGTATAAGTTATGTATTTATTATTAGTGCAGATAAAACTGCCGAAGCTACTGTTAATAATCTAATTGATATGGAAGCAGTTGCTGGTTTATACAAGACAAAGACTTATTGGCAATATGAAAGTAAATGTTTGAACATGGTTAGTTCGTTCAGCACGTTTGTTGACTATTGTAGAGACCAAGGATATAAGATTATTGGTTATGGTGCACCAGCCAAAGGTAACACACTATTGAATTTCTCTAAAGTGGCAATGGATATGATTATTGACGATAATCCATTGAAACAGGGGCTCTATACTCCAGGTTCCTCTATTAGTATAGTCGGCTCAGATGTATTGAAATCTTTTACCGAATCCGACAAAATACTATTTATACCATTGGCTTGGAACTTTTTCGATGAAATTCGTAAAAGAATTCTCGTACATAGGAACAATCAGAATGACAAGTGGTTGGATTTGAGAGAACTATAGTCCAAAAGCCAACAATGTTGGCGCTATGTATCTAACCGAATCTTTTTGAAGTTTCGGTGGAATAGGTTAAATGTTATATAAATAACTAACCGGCAACCAAAGTGTGTTGCATATCTGAGGACAAAATTAATGTTGACATTTCAATCTTTCCTAAAAGAAGAAGCCGAAGGCGGCGAACTCAAACACATCCATCATGCGGAAGATAGACCGTTAATGCACGGTCATGCTGGTTTTGAGCACGCTCATGCTGCTTTAATGAAGGCTCATGCTCACATGACGGCTGGTGCCAAAACTAGTAATCTGACTATGAAGTATGATGGTTCTCCATCTATTGTATTTGGCCATCACCCAAAGACTGGTAAGTTTTTTGTGGCCACTAAGTCAGCCTTCAATAAGAATCCAAAGATTAATCATACAGAAAAAGATATTGAACGAAACCATGGTCACGCACCAGGCCTTGTAACATCACTTAAACACGCTCTCAAACATCTACCAAAAGTAACACCTAAGACTGGTGTTTATCAAGGTGACTTGATGCACCATGCTGATACCAAGGTACTGAAAGAAGAACATTTGTTTGAAGCTGCAAAAAACAAAGTTTCTTTTACACCAAACACAATCACATATACCGCTCACGGTCCAGAAGCAGCAAAGATTAAGAAGTCTAAAGTCGGTGTAGTAGTTCATCACAAATATAATGCTGACATGACTTCTGCTTCTCCTCATGTTGACCATGAAAACTTCAAGGAACATCCAGATGTTCATATTCATGGTGCAGAACACGACACATCTAAGGTCAAACATTCGGCAGCAAATGAACATGGTTTCCAAAAACATATGGCTGCTGCCAAAGAAATCCACGACACCCACGGCCACAAGATGTATGATGCCATCCATCCATCACATTCTGGTGAGACTGGTCATTTATCTACCTATATTAATAAGACAGTTCGTACAGGCGAAGTTCCAAATGTCAAGGGTTTCAAAGAACACCTAAAAGATGTCCACGAAAAACAAGCAGCCAAAGTTAAAACACCAAAAGCAAAAGCTGAAAAGACTGGTGAAGGCGCCAAACAAATTGCTCATGTAGAAAAAAATAAATCACATTATGGTAATCTGTTGACTATGCATCATCATTTGCAGCAGGCCAAAAATCACTTGGTCAATTCATTAGAAACGCATGAAGGTAGTTATCAACATCATATCGCTGGTAAAAAATCTAAACCCGAAGGATTTGTGGTTCACCACGAAAATCAACCAACTAAATTGGTAAATCGTGCTGAGTTTGCTAGACAAAACTTATTGAAGGTGAGGAAATGATAACTTCTTTTAAATCTTTTTTAATTATTGAGGGTCGAGGTAAAATCACTGGTTCTGGTGCTATAGGTGCAGAACATCAAAAAAAATATATTGACCCTCATGTTGGGTCGGGAAAATTCTCACACAACTTAGCTTCTGAACATGACGATTTACCAAAAGGTTCTGCGGTAAAAATACATAAAGTTGAACATATTAATAATAAAATCCATGTTCACGCAGAAGATGAAACTGGAAATCATCATGTCATTCCTGCATCAAAACTACATAAACCAGGCGAAGCTCCTCCTAATAAAGGACATGATTATGAAACCAAATTCGTTGAAAGAATGAAACACCATGGTTTAATGCCAAAAGAAATGAGTGGTGCTGGTTCATCATCAGGTACTGATTTTGCTGTTGAACATAAAAGAAAACACGCAAAGAGTCATTTCCATGCTGGTACAGTTTCTGGTCATTTACTAAATGGTGAAACTAAAAATGGTGTTACTGCTGCCATGGGTCAATTAACTATTCATCACACCAAAGAAAAAGGCTGGCATATCAAAGATTCACAGAGAGCCAAAAGACCAGAATATGCACATCATATTGAAAAAGCTGGAATATTGAAACATATGAATACACATCATCCTGATCCAGAAAAAGAACCAACAACAGCTTCTGGTCGTGCAAAGACAACAGAGATTGAACATCCAAACTTACATCCAGCAGAAGGTTATTTAAAAGACCATCATGTTCATGTTTTACAAGTTGGTGGACATGGAACATATCGTGTTGGTGAGAAAGATGCAACAGGTCATGGTTTACCAAGAATTTCCGGTAAAGGTAAATGGAGAATAAGAGAAAAACAAAAAGGCAACAAGACTGCAAGAACTGTTGCTTTTCATCCTGCTGGAACAAAAGGATTAAATAAGAGTCATGTTGACTTGGATAACGATACACATTTAAATGCTTTTAAGAAAACTTTAGGACATTCATGAAATCCTTTTTAGAAGTTGTACAGGAAGATAAAAGTGGTGATGTTCACCACGTTATGGCCTTTGGTCGTATGAATCCTCCTACAACTGGTCACCTAAAAGTAATCGATAAGGTCAAAGAAGTTGCTGCTAAACATAATGCCGGCCATACTGTTGTAACTTCACATTCACAAGATAAGAATAAAAATCCATTATCTGCTGCACAGAAAATTAAACATCTAAAGAGATACTCTCCAGGTACTAACTTTGCTGCATCCGACAAAGAACATCCGTCTTTTTTACATCACGCAGCCAAATTACACAAACAAGGTGTAACTCATCTTCATATGGTAGTTGGTTCTGACCGTGTAAAAGAAGTAAAAGAGAAATTGAACAAATACAATGGTACACATCCTGGTGCTTTGTATAACTTCAAAAAGATTCATGTTCATTCTGCTGGCCAACGTGACCCTGACGCAGAGGGAACAGCAGGTATGTCTGGTACCAAGATGCGTGAACACGCTAAGAACAATGACATACATAAATTCAAACAAGGTGTTCCTGGCCACGTATCAGACACCCATGCAAAAGAATTGATGCATGATACTCGCAAAGGTATGGGCATACACGAATCTTATAATCATGGTCTATTCAGAGCAATATTTGTAACGGGTGGTCCAGGTTCTGGTAAAGATATTATTATCCGTGAAGCCATTGCTGAATCTAAGATTGTAGAATTGAATTTTGTACAAGCACAAGAATATTTAAATGATAAACAGAAGTTATCTGAGAAAACTAATGACCTCCGTAGAGAAGGTATTCGTAATCGTGGTCCTTTAATCATCAATGGACCAGCAGACGATAGAGAAAGAATTTCTTTTATCAAAGAAGAACTGGAAGAACTTGGTTACGACACAATGATGATTTTTGTTGAAACTAATAATGAAACCAGTCAAAAAAGAAACTCATTATTGTCGAAAATGATGTTAGAATCAGTAAGACAAGATAAATGGTTGAAATCACAAGAAAATACTAAATATTTCAATGAGTCCTTTAAAACATTCATTTATTTTGATAATACTGGTGACCTAGATAGTAAAGAGGAAGATATCCATTCAGTATACGAATCAACAAGTG